AGCCTTTGACTCTGAAGGTCTTATACCATCCACCTTATCAATCCCATCATCACAGGCGGTAGCGCTTTATGTCCAGGCTTTTGACATTGCAGGGAAGCTTCTTACAAAGGCTTATCCCGTTGGATCTTGTTACATAGGTCCTTCTAGTCCGTCTACCTTCCTTGGCGGCACATGGACTGAGGTAACTGATACCGGATTATCTTCTGACTACACTGTATGGAAGCGTACAGCTTAAGGAGGTTAGCATGTCCCAGAAAAAGATAATGGACCTTACCGAAGTCCAGAGCGTAGATGAAAATTCATGTTATGTACCGGTAGATAATGGAAGTGCTACAGTAAGGATCAATCTTCATAACCTTGAAGCATCAGCTACAGAAAGCGCAGAAAGCTATGCGCAGGCAGCAGCCGCAAGTGCTACAAGTGCAAGCGGATATGCAGACGCGGCGGCATTATCAAGTGCAAGTGCTAGTACATATGCGACAAATGCAAGCGAAAGCGCACAAGATGCGGCACTTTCAGCGGGCAGTGCTTCAGACTCAGCAGATGCGGCAGCAGTTTCAGCTTCAAGCGCTGCTCAATCAGCATCTAATGTTTCCGCTATAGTTACAGATGTATCTCAGCAGGCAGCAGTCGCGCTTGCAAGTGCAAAAGAAGCTAAGTCGTTCGCCGTTGGCGGCACCGACACACGAGCCGGAGAAGATACTGATAATGCTAAGTATTACTCAATCCAGGCTGGCACATCGGCTTCAAATGCAGCTACATCAGCGGCGAACGCAGCATCTTCAGAAACAAACGCGGCAACGTCAGAATCAAATGCAGCTACATCAGAAACAAATGCCGCAACATCAGAAACAAACGCAGCATCGTCAGAATCAAATGCTGCAACGTCAGAAACAAATGCCGGGGCGAGTGCTTCAGCAGCGGCACTTTCGGAAGCAGCCGCAGCATTATCAAGAGCAGCCGCAGCAACATCTTCTGAGGATGCCGAAGCGTGGTCCGTTGGTACAAGGAATGGTGTTCCGGTTCCTGCAACTGATCCAGCTTATAATAACAACGCTAAATACTGGGCTGAAGCTGCAGCAGGCGCAGCGGGCGGCGGCGTAACATCATTCAATGGAAGAAGCGGTATCGTAAGTTCACAGGAGCATGACTATTCTGCTATTCAGGTGGATTTTGATAACACTGATACCGACTTCACATCTACAGATGTACAAAACATTATACTGGAGGTTGCAAGAATTATTTATGATCTTGATCAAGCCCTTGCAACAGTGGCTAAAACAGGGTCCTATAATGATCTATCTAATACTCCAAACCTTGCAACAGTGGCAACGTCAGGAAGCTATGCAGACCTTAACAACACGCCAACACTAGGAACCGCAGCGGCAAAAAATAGTACAAGCACAATATCATCCGGAAGTACAGACCTTATTGAATCGGGGTCTGTTTATTCGTTAAAGCAGACTTTAGAGTCTGAAATCGGTGATTTGACTGACCTTGATACTACAGTCAAGACAGACCTTGTATCAGCTGTCAATGAGGTCAAGGCTTTAGAGTCTGAAATCGGTGATTTGACTGACCTTGATACTACAGTCAAGACAGACCTTGTATCAGCTGTCAATGAGGTCAAGGCAAGTGGTGGAGGAGCTGGATCCTTCTTTGTAATTCTTACAGATGAGAATGCATTAAAGGGTAAAACTGTAAGTATCTCAGATGGAACTTTAGTATGGCAGGGTACTTTTGATAATACAGGTAGAGCTGAAATAAATGGAGTTACATCAATAGGACCTCTTACTATTATTTCTACTGATGGAGTAGATACAGCAGAAACTATTTATACAGTAAAGAATTACTCTAGATACGAAATAAAACTCAACTTTTACACTGTATATGGATTCAGAGTAGACTCTACAAAGTCAATCGGCAATGTAAGTTATAAGGTTCAATATAACGGAGATAACGTAGGAAATTATGATTTCGCTTCAGCTTACATGAACTTCTCAACAGACACATGGATTTGGGGTGATTGGACAGGAGATGAGTTCTTTATGCCAAGGCCTGTTCTAATCAAACAGGATTATTCTGAAAAGATATATCTCAACCCCGACAACCTTGCTCTTGATGAAGATGGAAATGACGTATCAGCAATACTCACGGGTTCAACGGATGGCTATAATGCCATGATGGAATGGGGTAGAAATGGTAAAAAGATATGGTATAAGCTTGTTCCAGAGACAGATGACGCAACATACACTTGCTACATAGCAGACAAGCAACTTGATAGTGGATTTCATGCGTGGAGCTTTTACGATGCCAACAACGTGTTAGGTGACCATTTTTATACATCAATTTACAATGGCTCAACTGTTGGAAGTGCTTTAAGGTCATTAAGCGGAAAGACACCAAACAACAACGAGGCGGGCGCAACCCAGATAACAAGAGCAAAGGCTAATAACCAGAACGGCGAGACATACGCATGGTATATTGACGTTTTCGCCGACAGGATATTAATTAACCTCCTTATGATTTTGGTTATTAAGTCCACTAATTCAGACGTTATCGGCTATGGTAACTATTCAGGCGGTTCAAGTGCGAGCAGTCTAATACAATCAGGACTTGGCAATACTAAGGGCATGTTCTACGGCAAGCAAAGTAACTCTGTATGTAAAGTCTTTGGCATGGAGAACTATTTTGCAAACTGTTGGAGACGAATGGCAGGTCTTATTCTTAGTAGCGGTGCTCAGCTGTATAAACTTACGTATGGCACCGCTGATGGAAGCAGTGCTGCAGGTTATATCGAGAGCGACAGCGCTCCTGCTAACTATCTTAATGCCAGCAAGAACATCGCCACAAATCTGTCAACAAGTTACATTACTAAAGAGAGCGCTCTGTCAAACGGAGCCTTGATCGCAAGTGCTTTTGCAGGTGCTAACGCTACTTACTATTCTGACGCATGTTGGAGTTCAACAGGAGTCCGTTTTTCCCGTGTCGGTGGTAGCTGCGCCTACGGTTCGGCCTGCGGTGCGTTCGCGCTCGATCTGAGCGACGCGCTGTCGATTTCGGACTGGAACGGTGGGGCGGCACTCTCTCTAAAACCACTTGCCCAGTAGGGTGAATTGCGAAGCAAGAGGGGAGTTTCCTCCCCTTATAACTTAGGGGTATAGAGTGCGCCGTTTTTCCCATGTCGGTGGTAACTGCAACAACAGTTCAGCCTACGGTACGTTCACGCTCAATCTGAACAACACGCTGTCGAATTCGAACTGGAACAATGGGGCGGCACAATCTAACCAGTTATGGAACAATCACTAAATGCCCTCTATATTCCTCTCCCCTTGGAGAAAATAAACTTGAAGCAAGCGACTGCAAGTAGCATGTCGAAAGCGGTCGAGAGGTTAAGAGAATGAAATCTTATAATCATCTATATGAAAAATTCATCTCAGATGAAAACATCTACCTTGCTATCAAAAACGTATGTAAACATAAGCTTAACAGGAGACGCTTCAGAGAACTGCATGACCACCCTGAAAAGTATATCGATTGGATAAGAAGTCAGGCAATGGATTATCGTAATGACAGACATACTCCAATAGAGATATACGACGGGATTCAAAGAAAGAAAAGAACTATTATCGTCCCGTCTTTTAGAGAACAGATAATACATCATATGGTTGTGAATGTCCTAAAACCCATCATCATGAAACCTATGTACGAACATTCGTATGGTTCTATTCCCGGAAGAGGTGGAACTATGGGAATGAAGAGGATTAAAAGGTGGATAGGGAATGATGTAAGAGGAACAAAGTACTGCCTTAAGATGGATATAAAGAAGTATTTCGATTCTGTTCCTCATGAGATTGTTATAGAGAAACTAAGCAAACAAATCCATGATGAAAAGTTCCTAAGAATACTTGTGGAGATAGTCAGTGTCAATGAGACGGGGCTTCCTCTTGGGTTCTATACGAGTCAGTGGCTTGCTAACTGGTATCTTACAGAACTTGATCATTACATCAAAGAGAATCTTGCAGCATGCCATTATATCAGATATATGGATGACATGATAATATTCGGGTCTAATAAGAGAAAACTTCGCAAGATGAGAATTTATATAGAAGAATATCTTGAGAAGAACCTTGGGCTTAGACTTAAGGGGAACTGGCAAGTCTTTTCCCTAAAAACAAGATTCCTTGACTTTATGGGGTTTAGATTCTACAGGAACAGGGTGACTTTGAGACGGACTATACTGTATAAGGCATGCAGGAAAGCTAAGAGGTTATCTAAAAAGTGTCCAACCATCCATGATATGAGACAGATCCTGTCCTATCTTGGATGGTTCTCCCAAACGGATACTTATGGCATTTTCAAGAAACGATTCGCTAACTATATCAATATCAAAAAATTTAAAAGAAAGGTGGGCAAATATGACAAGCACATGGCAAAGCTGTCAGGGCGACTACAAGCCACTTGAAATTTTTACAAGGAACAACCTTACAGTAATAACCAAAAATATCAAGGAAGTTGAAGAGGGACTTTATCAGTGGGAAGAGTACGCAATGCCAACAGAAGCTTATGAAAGAGTGATAGCCAGCACACTTCCGCTTTCAGAAAAATTGGATGGTGCAATTCAGACAATGCTCCCTGAATGGAACGCAGACTCTTACGAGTATTTTGCTGGGGAAAAGGTGACATATAATAACGAATTTTACAGATGCATCCAGAGTCATACCTCTCAGGCAGACTGGACTCCTGACACAGCAGTTTCATTGTGGGTAAACATTGCAGATCCGTCACAGGAATGGCCAGAATGGAAGCAGCCAACAGGTGCACATGACGCTTATAATAAGGGCGATAAGGTAAGCCATCTTGAGAAACATTGGATATCTGACATTGATGCAAATGTCTATGAGCCTGGAGTATATGGCTGGAATGAAGTTTGATGAACAAAAGGAGAAATAAAAAGCGGAGCATATTGGCGGTAGCTGATGCCTAAACGTTTTATCGTGGGAGAGTAACACGTGGCACTCCGCTTTTTACGCAAAAGCAGAATTTTGCGAATTAAATCAACGGGGAATCGGTCATGTTTACATGTAACAATGCTTCACGACCAGGTAGTGAAGATCATCGAAGAAATAAAGAGGACCAGGGAAGTTCCTGAAGGAATGCAGACCTTATACGACTACTTGCACGAAAGGCAGATCAAGTGGGCGGCTAAGATCAAGGCAAAACAGGAAGCTTACAAGTGATCATATGAGCTATCACCTAGACAGGGTGGTAGCTCTTTTTCGTGGGGGTTTAAAAATATGCTTAATACATTCTCAGATATCCTTAAGGTCTTACTGCAGGTAGCTCAGGTGGTGGCGCTTATATATGCCGGGTACAAGTTCACGAGAAAGCCGCATGATACCTTGGATGAAAAGCACAAGAGTTTGGAAAAAAAAGTTATAGAGCAGGAATACCGCCTTGAGAAGATTGAGGATTCGCTTCTACATGGAAATGACAAATTCCGGAATCTTGATAACGTGGTGGAAGTCCTTATTAGGAGTGTGTTCGCTCTTCTTGAATTTGAGGTGCATTACTGCGAGACGGAACAAAAACCGGTATCTAAGAATTTGGAGCGGGCTAAAGATGATCTTCATGATTATCTTGCTAAGCGGCAGTTATGACATGGTTACAATGATGTTACTATGTAACACGATGTACGGGAGGTAGTTATGGTGCTTCTGATAGTAGCTTTAATAATTGCGTTGTCTGTAGTCGTAATAAAAAGAGCAGTCATTGATTACTACAAAGCAGTAATCGGAAAGTGAGGGTGTGTATGGGATTTATACTCGATAACTGGTACGTCTTTCTGGCCTTTGGAGCGGTTTTGTTTGTCGCGGGGTATAAATGTGCAGAATTTTTTAAAAGGCCGTCACAGGAGCAAATAGAGGCCCTTAAGAAGTGGCTTCTATATGCGGTCACTATCGCAGAGAAAAAGTTCGGCGGTGGTGGTACGGGCAGTATCAAGCTTAGATATGTTTATGATCTGTTCCTTAGCAAGTTCCCTTGGCTTGCTAAGCTTATTACTTTTGAAAGATTTTCTGAACTTGTAGAAGCGGCGCTTAAAGAGATGCGGGAGCTTATAGAGACTAACGCAGCTATTAAGAACCTTGATGTAAGCGATATTGTGTTTGAGGGTGTTGTTGTTAAGCACGAGAAGGAATAGGAGGGCTTATATGGGTGAAGTACAGGGCATTGATGTAAGTCACTATCAGGGGCTTATCGACTGGGCTAAGGTCAAAAAAGATGGTAAAGAATTTACGATTATGAAGTGCCAGTATGAAGCCCAGTCGCACAGGATAGATGAAACTTTTGAATACAACTACGATAAAGCCGGTGAGAACGATATCGCAAGGGGCGTGTATATCTATATTGCAAGGCATTCTATGCAGGATCCGGTAGGGGATGCGAACGC